CTGTTCTATTAAACTCTGGTCAATGTAGGGATTGTCTAAGGTAGTAAACTTCCATGCTTCAAAGTCTGGTTCTTTGTCTATAGCAGGTTTGTAGAATGTATCGTATACCCAATCATACCCTTGTGGGGTTGTTGTTACCCATGCAATACCGTTTTTATCTGTAAGTGTAGGATACAATACTTCCCATACTTGCTTACTCATAAAACAAGCCTCGTCAAGCCATAGCCAGTCCAGTCCTACTCCTCTTAACCTATCAGGGTTTTCTCCACTTCTAAGTGTTATGGTACTCCCATTGGTAAGTTCCAGCCTATTGTCCGACTTATTCCAACTTGCTATCGCTTTAGGATTACACCATTCCATTAAGACTGGTATGTTTACATCTTTAAGCATCTGATAAGTAGGCGATATAATCCAGCCATGCGTAGGAGTTCCTGTCTCTTGTCTACTCCCTACCCTCATGCCATAGGCACAAGACAGGGCTTCCATAGTTCCAGCTAGCGTTTTTCCTCCCCTTCTTCCCGCTATAAAGGTTCTAAATCTGGCGTTGCTCTTATGGAATTTTACCTGGTATTTATGTGGTTCGTATATCTTCTTCATCATCCTCCCATTTAATAATAACTCCTGAAGATATAGACTCTCCATTGGTTGTTATGTCTGTTCTTTGGGTTGCCCTTCCTATTCCAGACTCTACAAACCATTTAAGAATATCTGCTTTTAACTTCTCATCTTCTGTAGTCATAGCTAATACCCACAATGCCCTTGTAGCCTTATCTAATACTTCTAACTCAGAATAAATCAAAAGATAGTCCTGATAACTATGCTTTTGTATAATAGACTTATTCTCACTTTCTTCTACTTGCTCTGTGGTTGCTTTGCTCATACTTACGAATTATAGGTTATTTATTTATATATTATACCATTACTTTAGTCGGTCTAATTGTCTTATAATCTTCTCTCTCTTCTTTTTAAGAGACAAAAGTTCCCATTCTCTCCCATTAGTCCTACCCCCCTTTGACTGTATACCGTTTATAATCTTGTGTCTTTGGCTGTTTATCTCGTGTAGTTCTCTTGCTAGTTTTTGCTTTTGCCCAAAGATTCTATCCCAGCCTTCCTCAAAGTTCTTTTTGTTCTCACTGGTCATTTTGGTATAGGGCTTACTTATGTCGTCACTCATAGTTGTTTAGTCCATTCTAAAATTAAATCTAAACTTAAACTAGGTCGCTTTATATACTTACCCATGTCTATCTTCTTTTGCTCTGGTAGACTATCCCCTATCTTTAAGTATGTGTTGTTCATAGGCATTAGTTCTGGATCATTTTCCCTTGCGTATGATTGCTCCTCGTCCACCACATAAACTGGTATACCCATAAGCCTTGCAAAACTCTCAAAGGTAGAAGGTCTTGGGGTAAACACCATATCATAATTAGGTAGATTCTCTTTGATGTCTTGTAGAATATTGCTCTCCACATTATTGTGCCACTTTTTATCTGCTATTAGATTACCCGTCTTATCTGTCAACTTAGCAGTCCAATTAAACTGTGGGTATGCTGTTTTTAATTGCTCAAATATAACCTGATTGTAATAGGACACATCGCTTACCCAATGCAGTGCTACAAACAACGCCTCCTTACCTGTGTGTTTAGTCTTTTTAATACCATCATAAATAGGATTGCCTGATACAAGTATCTTCTTGGGGTCTACCCCTACTCTTACCAAAGATTCTTTACTCTCTTGCCCTAATACCACGTAGCCATCAGCAATAGGGTCTCTATCGTTTAGCTCATAATCAAACATAGCACCAAACCCATGCTCGTAGCAGACTATCTTTTTGCCCATATTGCGTAACATTCTAATCTCATTCCTAAATGGCCAATCACTCCACATAAACGCCACCTTAGAATCCATTAAGTCCCCCTCTGGTAAGGGCCACTGCCAGAAGTCATGATGATTGTAAACGTAATAGCTCATTTGTTAAAAGGTTTTAAATAAACTTGCTCTCTTGGTAGCCCACCCCACTTTTTAATAAAGTATTTGTCAGTGTCTCCCTTAATCTTTTCCAGGGTAACCCCATGGCAATGTTTAAGTGTAGTCTGCCCATGGTGTTTAAATCTTGCCTTGTCTACACACGTATGTTTTTTACCTGCTAAGCCTATCCTATACTGTAAATCCACATCCTCTCCGTAAGCAGGCTCGAATCTCTCGTCAAACTTACCCACCTCTTTAAACAGCCTAGGCCCCACCATAAAGAGAGAAAAGTTGTCGTACACATCAAAACTGTTTACAATAAAATCTCCCTGTGGGTAATTAGCCCCTGTGTTACTGCACCTACCACTCCACATAACGCTATCATCCCCTTTAGCAAAATCTACTAAATTGTCTATCGTGTCTTTGGCTAACTCTATGTCTAGGTTGGGGAGTATCACATACTTACACCCCTGCCTTAAAGCCCTTTCTATTCCCTTGTTCCAGCTTCTTGCTAATATGTTTTTCCTGTTCTTATATACCTTGTCAAACTTTTTTAGTATCCTCTCATACCTTTTATTGAGTTTTGTTACTCTCGCATAAAACACCAGCTTATACTTGCTCTTCATAGACTTTAGTGCCCTTTGGGCCTGCCTATAGGTATTGTCATTGTCTATATAAATTGTAGCTACTATCCCTATTTTTTCCATCCTTTAAATACTAATCTATAACTACCATCTGGTGGTACAGACTCCCCTACCACTTCAACTCTCTTAAAATGCTTCCCCATCCACCTTAGCACTAGCTTTTGAGTAGGTATAACATAGGCCTGTCCCTCAACAGGATACTGTGCAAACTCGTCCTCTTCCTCCTGTGTTTTGTGTATAGGTATCTCAAGAGTAAAGCACCCGTCTGTTATCTTGGCTATCTTTTTAATTATTCCTTCCTTGTCATCAAAGTAGTGTAGGGTACTTGCCATGATTACTTCGTCAAAAGTGTCTTTAGTGGTGTCTAGGTACTCTTCAATGTCTCCTAGTATATATTCCCCATAGTGGTCACTTCTAGCTTTTATTATCTGCTTCCACTGGTTGTCTACCCCCACATATCTTCCAACCCCATCGCTTGTTGCGTACATGTTAAACCACCCAGTAGAACACCCTAAGTCTAGCAAACTCTTACCATACACACACCCCATTTTTAGTGCCTCCCACTTCTTGTCTGTAAAACCTACCCTCTGGTAAACCAAGGGTTGCGTCAATTCTCCTAAGTTGTTTATTAAAACATAATCCCCCTCTACCCCCTTTTTAAATCCTTCTAGCATATTCCTGTCTGCCCTTAAACCATGTTTTGTACTGTAAAGTAATTCCCAATTCCATGGCTCTAGTAGCAAAACTATATTAGGGGCATTAACTAAAGACATCACAATATCTCTCTCCTTTGCCTTATGAAGCGTAGACCCCTCTACAACCAGCGTTCTTGCTGGGCTTTTTAAAACCATCCTTAACATATACCTTAGCCATCTAGCCTTCCACTCGTTTATATCAGGATACTTGTCTTGCTCTTCTTGTAGGGTTAATTGAGAATAGTCTTGCCTGTCATAAACAACACCAGCAAAATCATAAAAGCTATCCATGTGTATAATATCTGCGTTGTAAAGATACCTAAAGTTTTCCGACACAGTTGTTTTACCACAGGCTGTTGTCCCTATGATAAATATTACTTGTTTGTATTTATTCGATGCTTGCATGAGGCGTTAAAAACATAATTAATCTATTCATAGTTCGTTTTTATGTAATGAAGTAGCAAAATCTATTATATCGTTGTTCCATTGGTTGTCCTCTATTGTCCCTATCCTCAAATCAGCCTCTCTGGCACACATAGGAAAGCTTAATTGATCCTGATATGTGTACTTATTGTTATGCCTCCACCATAGTTTATTAAACCCTTTAACTTTATCATTGTGTCTTCTTATAAGTAATCCGCAAGCCCATAGCCCATTGTGCGTAGGGTAGCCTTGCTTTCTATACTCCTCCACTTGCTCAAGAACCGGCACCCCCTGATACTTAGGCATAAATTGACAAAAATTTGCCTCATCGTAAATACAATCTCTATCAGGGTGTCTAAACAAAGCTATGTCATTGTCCCCCAACTTTTCCATGCACCACTTCTCAAAGTCGGGTGTTTTTATAGTAGCACTACCATCTATCCAAATACTTACATCACAATCCAGTTTATGACTATTACATTTAAAATATTTAGCCTTCATTCTAGGATGCTCTTCTTCTCTAAAGACCTTTCTAACCTCCCAGTCTGTACTCTCGCTTGTATCTGTAAATAAAATGGGCTTCTCTTTGAGAGGTTGAGCCTTCGGTTTGTCATAATCACCATAAATTGCGCTGTATACTATTGTCTTCATAGTTAATAGTTCCAAATTTTTTTAAACTTAATTTTCCATATTGTTCCAGGCGTTACACCGTACTTCTTGGCAATTCTAACTTGGGGTTCTTTACTCTTTAACATATTCTTAATTTCCACAACTTTTTGTACTGTCAGCTTATTACGACCATTGTTTTCTCCCTTCTTATTCATTAGTCCTAATTTATAGGCATGATTTACATTCTCAGATGCTGTTACCCACTCTAGATTCTCTAACCTATTATCAAGTTTATCTCCGTTTATATGGTTTACCATTGTCTTACCTTCTGGACATTCTTTAAAAGCTTCAATAACAAGCCTGTGGAGAAAGCGGCTTTCCATTCTATCGTTCCTACTAAGACAAAGACGATAATATCCAAAAGGCGTTACCGAAGCCTTCCTAACCCTCCCCGTTTTGACTATCCTGACTTTCCCAAGATTACTAACTTCATATAATCCCTCGTATTTATTTATTGGTCTCCATTCCTCCATCATAATTCACTCCTTTTAGTACAAATAGCTAACCCGTGAGACTCCTTACGCTCTTGATACTCCCAGTCGGGATATTGTTCTTGTAATTCCTCAAAAAACTTTTTAATGCCAAACCCTCTTTCCGTTTCCTGACTATCATGCATAAGGATATGTCCACCAACTGGAACGAACCTAGCCCAATTAAAAAAATCCTCCCTAATATCAGAATAGTAATGTCTACCATCTATGTGAAGTAGGTCTATATCCCCCTCCCAGTCTTTTAAGGCTTCGTTGAATGACTTTTTAATTAGTGTAACATTCGGATATTCGGACAAGCATTTGGTCGCTATATCCTCTATATCTGCCCCAAACTTACCACTATGCTCGTCTCCCTTAAAGTGGTCTACTCCATAAAGTTTGGTGTCAAGTCCTGCATCTAAGCATCCTTCTGCCATAGTAGCAAGTGAATGTCCTAGATACACACCAAGTTCAACAACAGTCTTCGGCTTCCATTCCTGTATCTGATTATAGATATACAAGATATGACCCTCCCAGGCTGACTTATGATGACCTAAAT